ACCGGGCAGAGTGTTAACCGTAGCAAGTGCGTGTGCTGCCGAGTAGATTGCAGCAACAGTTACGTTACCAGCGCCAGCGCCGCTGAGTGTGACATCAGCAAGAGCAACGAACTGGAACAACGAACCAGTGCTTTCACGGGTCTGTGGGTTAACGCTGAAGCAGTCAGCAACAGTGAAAACGTCGCCAGCCTTAACCGTAGCAGATGCGCCAGCGCCAGTGATGGCGATGGTGGTTGCACCTTCAGCGGTAACAGCCGCCGAAGTCGTTCCGCCGGTTGCAGTACGCGAACCAGTGGTGAACTGCTTGATGGACTGCGACATATTGATTTCGTCAAAACCAAGTACGCCAGTACCCATCATGCCATTCTTGAACTGCTTGCTGATCGTGTCGGTTGGGTTGAATAGACCCTTTAGACCTTCAACCAAACCAGCGTTGGCGGCTGGGTTAACAGTTGCATAACGTGGCGACATTACAGCAGCGTTTTCGTTCAGCTTCTGCTGTGCAGCAAGAAGAACTGCCGAAGTGCCGGGAGTCGTGCCGGGCGTTCCAACAGTGTTACCGATGGTCAGGTACGAGTTGGCAACGTCAGCGTCGATGCTCGAAGCAAGCTGCGAGATACGTGGCTTGAGAACGCGGTCAGCGAAGTCATCCAACTGCATGGTCAATTCAGCAGTCGTGAAGTTAACGCCGATGTGCTTCTGGGTGGAAACAGCAAGCGTTGTGAACTGCTCGTTGTCATCCTGTACCTGAAGGGCTGCGCCATCAGTTACAAGCGCGCGATCCGGCAAACGGATACGCAGGGTTGAACCAATCTTTGCGCCTTCAACAGCAAAGCTGTCATCGTACTGGCGGTTTACGTTACGGGTAAGAACCAAGTTGTTTTCGAGAATCTCAAGCGCCTTACGCGTGATCATGTCGATGGTTAAAATCGAGTTACTCATGGAAATAATCCTAAATTATCGGTTGCGTTGTGCCTCGTACTTCTTGATCTGTCGCATCCGTTCTGCCTCAATCCAATCTGACGTACTCATGGACTTTACGGCCCGTGGGTCTGTCGTATCAAATGTCGGCGCACCAGCGGTGCGGGCGTTGACAGGAGCAATAGGTGCAGGGGCGTTAGATGTTTTCTTGAATGTAGGTTCGGCTGAAAGCCTTGCCTCAATCATTCCAATTTCCCTAGCTTGCAAAATGGGGTCTAGACGCGAAATACGCTGGGCATCTTTAGTGTTGACACCTAAGTGATAAATCACGTCGGGGCCAATGTCGGACGCTTGTATTGCCAATGCCATCGCGTCGGTGATGGGGAGGTTGGGGTTGTATGCAACTTGTTCAAAGTCATCATACTTGTCCCGCGCTGCCTCTTCACGTTCGTGATAAGACTCTAACATTGCACGTTGCTGGGTATCCCTTTCACGGCGTGCCAGCATTTCTTCGGCTTTACGCTCGGCCAAAACCTCTGCGTAATCCTCGTAAGTCTCAAATTGTTCAGGGGTTATGTCATGGATCGGCTGCTGCCGGGCCTGCACTTCCTCTGCTATTTGAGCCTGTTCGCGTTCCCATTTACGCTGCTCTCTTGCGAGTCGTTTGCCTACGATGGCGTCTAGTTCTTCTTGGGAGAAGGACTTAGATGCTTCCTGTTCAGCAGACTGCTCTTCCGGCGTCGTGTTTTCTACAGGCTCGATTGCTGCCGTGGCTTCGAGTTCTGGCGCGGAGGCATCCGCTTCGGTAAAGACATTATCGTCCATGTTTAACCCTTAAAGAGTTCCTGATGAGCCGCATCAGTACGGTTGTAGGCTAGACTACATCATTTGATGCAGTCTGGCAATCTTGGTTATACTAAATTTGCCATCGCAGACCAAGTCCCCGGCGTTCCTGCTGTTGTGCAAACCCATCCCGGCGTAGATGCTGCTGAAGGAACTGCCTTCATAACCACATCGCCAACTTTCCATGTTCCGACTGTTGGAATTGCATTTGACACGGTTACAAACGGGTTAGTCAGGTTACCGCCGCTAATTGATTTCAAAACAGATGCTCCAATGTGGGCAGTGTCTGTTGCAGCGGGCAGTATGTTTTGGTCAAACTGAATGCGCCCACGAAGCTGATTGGTCACAAGGAACGCCCACGAATTGTCTAGAAAAATTGCGTTAGTTCTGTTTCCGCTGACTGTAGCAACACACGTTGCGGCTTGAGTACCAAAAAAAGTAATGCCCGATTCGCCTGTTGTTCCTGTGATTTTATTGCTTCGCACATCAACACTGCTGTAAGTAGTAGTGCTAAGAACGGATTGCACAGGTGAATTGCCAAACCCTGATAAAGCGCCATCAACGGTAAGCGAAACAGTATTATCAACCATTTCAATAGTTGGTGATTCAAATGCGTAGATCGCGTATATATTTGACGGTGTGCTTTGACGATTGCGATTAATCACCAGACCATCTGAGATGTGTTCAAACAACAAATCACAGTTTACAAGGATATTATCTTGAAAAGTAATAAACTTGCTTGGTGTTGGGCAAAGAGGAGCCACCGCTGTTGTTTTATTGCGGATAATAACTTTTGCAGCCAAAGGCCCATATGATCTAAAAAGGTTATTTGAGTAAACAAGATATTCATTGCCACTAAACGTATTGACCATGTTTCCTGTTGGCCCTGCCGTGATTGTCACTGCGTTGCCGATAAAATCAATTCCAGAACATCCAGCCAAGGCTGTAAGTGCTCCGCCGCCATTACCTGTATTAATGACAACATTTCCTGTCGCAACACAGTTAAATGAACCTTCAAAATTGACGGTCACATCTTCAAAGTCAATCGTTGTTGTACCCTGAATGACGCCATTTGTAGTCTTACTCATAAAACTACCGTAAATTTCACGGTAAGAACCGCCACTGAAAACGATGTTTTCGCAAAGGCGCGGGTTTGTTGACAACGCTATACCGTCAGCCTGTAGAACTGCGCCACCATAAGCCCATTCACCAAACCGAGCATTAGCAACGACATTGTTTACGCTCTGGCAGTTTTTGGCATAAACAAAAGCAACTCCGTGGACTTGAGAAGTATTACACGTTCTAGCCGTTGGGTTATAAGCAGAATCGCCTTCCATTGTGCAATCTCGCACAATGATGTTTTGTGCGATCATATCTGAGGTGACAGGCCCAGAAAAAATCCAACTAATATATGGTTCGTCAATGCGGTTATAGGTAAAGCCTTGCTCAGGCTCAGTGATAAAGATTCCGCACTTGTCGGTTGTCAAGCTGCTAATGCGGATGTTTTCTACTGTGCCTCGCGCCGTTGATGACTGTCCAGTAACGGCAAACAATCGGTTGTTAGCACCAATGAATTTTAAGCCGCTGATCTTGTTGTTTTTAGTGACTCGGATAAATCCAAAAGCAGGATTCCCTGCTGTAACCACTGGCAAAGATAAATCCTTAAGTGTTCCCTCGCCATAAAACTCAGTGCCATCAGCACACACAATCGTGCTGTGTGTCACAATATACGTCCCAGCAGGAACATATACAGACTTGCCTGTTAGCGCGGCGGCTACGAAAGCAGCGGTGTCGTTTGTCACGCCGTCGCCCTTTGCGCCTAAATCCAGCACATTTACTGGAGCACCTTTAATCATTGAATATGATGCTTTAGTCAATGCCATGACAAATCCTTAAAAATAAGCTATTTCAACTGTAGACGTAAGAGGAGGCGCTTCAGAAAAAGTAACTGTAACTCCCGCAACAGAGTATGTATTTTTTTGCTGATACACCCCGTTAATATATATGTTAGTAGTGTTTTCGGACAGCGGTGCGCTAACCAAAGAAAAAGCCACTTGTACGCCGTTGCCCGTTGCGTTGTATATGATAGGCGTTATGCCCGTTAAATCAATTATTCCCGGTATATTATCGTAAGTACCTATCAATATAGACGTTGAGGTTTCAATACCAAACTTATATATAGACTCTCTAGTCAACCAAATTTCGCCGCCCGGTACGCGCCCGGCGCTATCCAATATAATCGGGTTTGCGTGAGGGGTAACCCCCGATACACTAGTGTAAGTTGCTTGCGGGGTAGTGGTTCCAGCGGCATACGTATAGATTTTGCCGCCCGACAAGATAACACCATTGTTATCTAGAAATTGACTAGCTGCGCCGCCTATCGGTGAAAGATTAACTGTAGGCATTTTTAAGCCCTTTTGCTGGTGTAAATGGTCATACTGTTAAAACTTGTAGCGTAGTATTTGGTACGCGAGTATTGTAATATACCACAGATCGAAGATGGCCATTTAGATAACCAAAAGAACCAGTTTGCGAACCAAGGTTGAACTGGGTAAAACCAACTGGAACGGTTCCAGCAGTATCAGTTAATGCAGCAGCGCCATTGTAGCTTGCTGCAAAATCATTCAGTTTATAAGCTGCTGCTGCTTTAAACGGTGTATTTGCTGTCTGCGCTCCTGAAACTATGTCTGCCTGCGTACTAACGTTTGCAACAGTCCAGCGAACAAAGGTAGGTGCGCCCTCCCAGAGCCAAAACCGCATTAAATTAGTAGCGGAAGTGTATAGCGATATGGGGTTTTGCTGTACCGTAGAATTGACAGCCAAAACGTCAGCATTCACAACAAACGTGCCTTCTGTAGCATTATACCAGCTAGAGAAGTCCGTGCCTGTCATTCTTGCTATGTCTGGTGCGCGGGTTACGGATGACCCTGCTGTTGGAATAAAACTGGATGCAAATACCCCCGCTTCAAGCTGTGCGTATTGAACGGAGCCTGTAACTGTACAAACTAATACGCCGACAATAGGTGTAAACGTAAGCGTTTTGCGGCTTGGATAAACACCAGTTCCTGTTACAGTTGCGATAGACGCACCCGTTAAAGTAATTGTACCTGTCCCATAGAAGCTGATTGTATGGGCTACTGCTGTTACCGTAACGCTTTGCGTTGATAGCGATGTACCATCAATAAGGCTATTCAGCAGCAAGTTTACCCGCTGATCCTCAATGAGCAAACCTTTTGGCGCAAGCGTTACAGGATCGTAATCAAATCGAGGACTGTTTATTGCAGAACTTTGGATAACCCCACTGCTATTTGTAACCGTAGCCGTTGTTGAACGCGTAAACGTAATCCGGCTATCTAACGCGGTTGTATTAACAAAATTTAAAACCAAAGCTGGCCGTCCGCCGATTCGTCCAGACGAAATCGCGGTAGATGGTGCTAGGCCAATGCCAAGACCATTACGGACGGGGATGCCAAAACTCATCTGATGTTGATCGGCTTTGCGTACAAAGTGCCGCCTGCGCTGATCTGAATAGCACTGACGCGCCAAGTAGCACCTGAACCACCACCACCACCGCCTTGGGGAACGTAAATTGGTACTGCCGTCCCAGCAGGAATAGGTGTAGCCGATGTCGTAGCTGTAACGCCTTCACCTACAACAATGTAAGCGTCAGTCGTACACCATACTAACACAGCTTGTGGGCCAGCGTTCCAACCGGTCACTGAACCAGCAGTACCTGTATACGCTACGGTTTGCGCGGCGAATGCAGAATCATTAAGTGGGCGTAAAATTTCCATATGTCGCGTCCTTATGCGAGAAATTTAAGTTTATATAGTGTGCTGTAATACAAGCCAAAAATTTCGTCGATAATGTTTTGAAGTGGAGTACACTCCTTATCAACGACTTTATACCTCATTGCATCAAGTTCGTCTACCTGACCTTCAAGAAACTCAACAATGTTGTTGGTTTTCTTAGCCGACATGAGCGAAATAGGCCCGATTAGGCCATATTTTCCTTGGTACGCTTCGGCAAATTTGTCAGCTAATTCAATGACTTGGTCGTAGAACGTGTTCAAAGCAGAGTGCTTGGAAAAGCTGCGCGTGTTCAGGTGCGTCGAGTGAGCCACATCGCGCGCGAGAAACAGAGTACCTATAAAATCAGCGCAACTCATTACATCATTCCTTCGGGTGCTTCAGGGGCTTGTTCTGGCATTTGCATCTCTGGTTGTTCGCCCATCTCAGGTTGCTCACCCATTTCAGGGGCTTCCTGCATCTGTTCGTCCATCTGCGGTACTTCACGCATCTCAGGTGAACCGCCGATCAAGTCGCCTGTATCCAGTGCGCCTGCAATTGTACCCATGACAATATCCTGAATCTGTTCAGGTGTCATGCTGTTCTGTACCGCAGAGATACGCTTGGTTTCAGCTTCGTAAGCCTGCACTTCAGCCTTGTACTTGTCGATGGCAATCTTCTGCTGCTCTGCGCTATCTTGGATATTCTCCATAATGTCAGACACGCGGTTGAGTTCTTGCGACAAGGCTTCAATCTGTTGCTTGGCAGCCATGACTTCTGGCGACTGATCGCCTTCTTCCAAGACTTTAGGGTCAAGGATTTTCTTGAACCGTGCAGCCATTTCTTGTGCGCCGGGCCAATCCATGTTCTTGATGAACAGATCGCCGGCCACAGTCCAAAGCTGCGGGTTGGATTGCAGGATCGTTGACATGGCGTCGAGCGCCTCTTGACGCTTGGTCATGTAGCCGGGGCCAGTGGTGACCATAACGTC